ATGTGGGTCAATAAGTATATTGACGATTGCACTGATGAGGATTTAAACGATCGTGACTTTATTGCATCAGTTGTTGACCGGGCTATTTTTCATTTCGCGATTAATAGTATATGTAATCCTGGGGATAATAAAGATGCAATGCCCATTGAACAATGTACTTTTGATGTAGAAAATAAGAATGACCTTCCCTCCACGGTTCAGCTATTTTATGAGGAATCTAAGGATAATGAACCTTTAGCGAATATACATTTTCAAGCAATAGGTTCTGGTTTTTTAACGTTTGTTAATGCCTGCCAGGAACATGATGACAACAGCTTAAAATTATTTGCTTCGCTGTTAATTTCACTTTCATATTCTAGTGCCTACGCAGATTTATCAGAAACAGTGTATATTAATGAAAATAATGAGAGCTACCTGAAAGCTCAGTTTGAAAAATTATCTCAACGTGATATGAAGAAGTACCTGGGAGAGATGAAGCGTCTGGCTGATGGGGGAGAAATGAATTTTGATGGCTATCTGGATAAGATGTCACATCTGGTGAATGAAGGAACGCTCGATCCTGATATTTTAAGCAAAATGCGAGATGCTGCACCACAATTAATTAGCTTCGCGAAGTCGTTTGACCCAACCTCAAAGGAAGAGATTAAAATACTTACAGACACTTCTAAATTAATTTATGATTTGTTCGGGGTTAAATCGGAGAAATAATATGTGAAGTTCTTCGATAGTATGGAAGGCATTATATAAAAGGACCCAATATTTATTGGGTTCTTTTTTCTCTATCAATGCTATTAGCAGGGAGATATATCACCAGAGTTTAATGTGTGATTTTTTATTTATCGTCGAACCTGGATTGTTTATCATTGGCCTTAACAAAGTTAACGGCTAATAAGATTATTTCCATCACTTCGTGAGAGCTTCATGCCTTGAGAGGATCTCAATTTTCTTTTGCAATGAGACAGGCGCTTCCTGTTGTTATGGTATAGTACCCCGCTATTGAGCCTCCTGAATAGTGATGCTGAATAACATAACCCCATGATATATCGATAAAATAATCTCTACATTTGAAAATGCACGGTAATTCTGAAATGCAAAAAATCAACCAAACCAGCGCAATGCCTGAAAAAACTGACGTTCACTGGAGTGGTCGGTTTAGCGTTGCACCAATGCTCGATAGGATGTATCGTTTTTGAAAAACAAGTAGTTATACACTTTGTGGGAGCCTATTGGGAACCCGGTGTTTTCATTTCAAGGTGTAATCCATGCCGGGCATCAGAATGAGATATAATGAGATTTTTAGTGTTCCGCTTGAGAGTCTATGATGCTTACCCTAGACGAGATAGGTCAATCTGTACGTAACAATATCCAGTTGATTATTGATCATGTCGGCTTACCTCTTGCTGTTGGTCCGCTCAGTGATGATGATTACAAGATTCTGTGTGGTGGCTATGGTGAGCTTGAATGGGACTATGCGTTAAGCACCTATGGCAACTCCAGAGAAAAGTATGAGTTCTGCATAAAACTTGTTCAGCAAGGTCGGGTTCAGGGAATACCATCAGGAGCAGCAATTTGTGTTTATGGGGTTGAAGAAAACATCTTTCGTATCCATATGATCGAAAGGTTTTCTAGAGAAGATGAATCTCACCCATTGAAAGGGCGCATGGTTTTACTCACTCTTATGAGTGCTTTTATATTTTGTAAAGCTGTTGAATGTAAAGTTGTCCACATTGTAGAGCCAGTACCAGAACTGGTGCAGTATTACGAGTCTTTTGGTTTCCGCATGGAACAGTGCGGTTATGTGATGTCTGCAGTCATTGATGAGCTGCAGGATATCTTTCTTAAATTTGCTCAGTAGGTATAGACGAGAAGGGGCTACAAATTGTAGGATACCCGTCCAGATTACCTTAAAGGTACATCTATGGCAGTCGTTTTGTGCTTAAACTACTAAGAAACGATGTCACCAATCGACATGATCGATTGGCATAAGTTAGCGAAACAAGCTAGCTTTAAAGAGAGGGTTAGAGACGCCTTTACTGTCTCGGGAGTTTTCTATGAAAGATCAAAAAGCAACCAAGCCACAGGTTAAGTTCGACACAATGAAAGCATTCGCAGGTATGGGTGCTGCTGTTGAAGTTCTGATGAAGGCTGCTCCTAATGCGTTCACTCACGCTACTGTCTCTGGTAAAGAGCAGCAGGGTAAGCTTCGTCGTCGCAAAGCAGCATGATCATAGCTGGTGCTTTTTGAAAACCCGCCTTTAGGCGGGTTTTTTCTTTAGTGATGTTCTTTGCCCTTCTGTTTGCTTGTTCTGACCTGTTCCCACTCGATACGTCCTTCTTCTCGTCTTTTGTCTATGTATTCCGCAAGATCCTGAATATTGATGCAACGTTTTGCTTTTTGTGATGTGCCGATGCGATATGTTGGAACGGGCAACTTACAAGCGTTTGCTTTTGCTTCTGCCGTGGCTGGACTCATGCCAAAGTACTTTTGGCTAACTGCTGAGAGTTCAATGTTAGGGGTATTGAATTCAGCCATCAGTAAAAACAAGGTGTTCATAATTTTCTCCATCAAAACCGGCTGCACCCGGGAAAATCATAATTCTGTGCTGGTGGCAGGAATTAGTTTCTGCCAGATAGCGGAAACATATTTTGCCTGATGACGGGCATCAGCCAGGGCGTTGTGCCGTTCGCCATCGAAAGGCATGTCCATTTTGGGGTCGAATCCGATGGAACGCCCAAGCGTAACGATCGTGCGTACATCGTGGTCATTCCAGTACGCCCACGGGCAGATTTGTCCTGCTCGCTCGTAAGCTCCACGTAAAATTACGTTGTCGAAGGTGGCCCCGTTACCCCAGACTTTTAAATATTTTGTATTGTCTGCATGCTGATTAATGAAATGGCTCAGTTCAGAGAGTGCATCGCTGATCGACAAAGTATCATCAATACAGATTGCAGCTCGTGCTTCAGAGCTCTGTTTCAACCACCACAGGATGGTATCGCCGTCAGGTGTAGCTCCTTGCCCCATAGCACTTTCCAGGCTAACAACCGTATAGAATTCTTGTCCGATGTCTCCGGTTTCTGGAGTGAAGAACACCGCGCCAATGGAAACGATCGGTGCATCCTTATTTTTCCCCATCGTCTCAAGGTCGATCATTAAGTTATTCATTACTTCACCTCCTGCGTTTCTTTGCTGCTGTGAATTCGCCAGTTACCGACGCCTTCCCATTCAAACTGGCGGTTACTAATTCGCGTCCAGCCCCTGCCGAAAAGCAAATCCAGATACCAGTATTTTAAAGTTCTGATAATTGCTCTTACAGTTGGTTTGCATCCAGAAGTCTTTGATGCGCAAATAAAGCACCGAGTTATGCTCATGGCTTCTACAAAAGGCCAGATAAACCAAACCCAGATGCAAAGAGCCACGAACAACATGAGCGCGATGTTAGCCACTAAGCCAGACCAGTACAGATAATTGCTCATTGGTTGCCTCCACCTTGGCTCTGAAGCATGGCAGCGCGGCAGGCGTTCCAGCCATCAACATACCCAGCCATGATATATCGATTAAAACCCACCTCTTTCTGTGCGCGTGCCAGATTCATTTCCTCCGGCACGTGTACTGGCTGAGCTATATATAGCGGCTGAACATACCAACCCTTTGATAACCAACTGTCAGCAACGTTTTTACTCCGTGTTATTGCCGGAATACCTAAGCCATTGTCTGAATGCAGCCATGCCACCGGTTCTGCTTCCAGCGATGCCAGCGCAATCCGCGCCAGTTCTTCCGCTTCTTCTGCTGGCAGTACAACGTTGCTATCAGGTCCGTATGTTTCGCGCCACTGCTTGATTGTCAGTAGTCGCTCTTTGGTAATAGTGATCATGCCGCGTTTCCTTCTTTCTTATTAACAATTACACCGTCATATATTTCATTAAGGTGCCCTCTCAACTCCATGCGCCTTAATGCAGATAACATGTAATCGCATTCAACCTGCTTATTTCCAGTAAATGGCTTATCGTCAGGATTACCCCAACAGCAATTACCCTTGGGCCACCCATGTACTTTCCGTACTCTTCCGTTAACAACGTGAAGTAATCCCCAGCCAGGTGGTAAATCCTCAATTGAAATAATTCCCGGCTCACTAATAAAGAATCGCCAGTCGCCCATTCCAAGAGACGGATTTTTACGAAAACGCTTTTTTCTATCTGCCAACAAGTCAGCACGAGAACACTTCGCCTCTATCAGGCATGATGCTGAATTTCTGAATCCCATAGCATCTGGCTGTTCTCCGGTACTGGTTACAGCTATAAAGCGGTCATGAAAACAAACCTTGAACCCGTTGCGCTTAAGGAACTTGTACGCAATCTGACAGAGTTCGCGGTGTGTTAGCGCCATATCACTCTCCTTTGATGCGAATGTCAGCGACGCGTAATGCGTGTTCTAGGTCAATCAGGTAAAGCCAACTGCCATTTTCTTTAGGTATCATGACATGTAGCTCATCTGCATTTATCGGGTGTCCATATCGAAGGTCGTAGCGAGTCGGTAATTGAACTTCCCGCGCTTCCAGTTCAGCAATACGCTTCTCTGCGGATTCCAGCGCTGCAACCAATTCGTCTACAGTTCCGGCAGCTTGCAGTGCGTAATCGGTAATAGCCATCTCATGATCAATTTCAGTACCGTTCTCATTCGTTGAGGTGATAGCAAAATAATCAGAGTCGATTTCGTTATCAGATAAGTGGCGTAGCGTATCGGCAACAAGCTGGCCGTTTTCGATTAGCAGCCTCCCAACCGTTAGCGCAATATCCTCGTTCTCCTGGTAGCGTGATTTGATGTGTTGCTGGTTTCTTTCCCGTTCATCCAGCAGCGCCAGCACGGTTTCTGGTCCGGTCAGAAATTTGAAGGCGTTGAGCGCATCAATATCCACACCGTAATCTTTAAGTTCCTGTTCGCTTATCAGATCATCATCAACTGGCAACATTAACAGGCGTTCCATTGCCGGAATTGCACGCTCTGCCGCCTCACGCAGTGCCTGATAGTCAATCTTGCTCACTGGTTGCCCTCCTTCATAAAAATAATCCAGTGGGTCTTGTCACCCTTTCCTGTTCGTTGACCGATAACAGGCTTTCTGTCGGTCAGTGCCAATATCTGGCGAACAGGTATTTGCGTTTCATTCCATTTAAAAATCAGAACGCCGTGTGGCCACAACACCCGAAAGGCTTCTTTAAACCCCTGCCGCAAATCATCACGCCAGGTATCTTTATTCAGTCGTCCATATTTCTTTCCCATCCAGGCGTTATCACCAACACGCTCAAGATGCGGAGGGTCGAATACAACAACCGGAAACGATGCGTCTGCAAATGGTAATGCACGAAAATCTGCTATCAGGTCAGGGCTAATTATCAGCCGTCGTCCATCACATAATGTGTGCTCTTCCTTTCTGATATCGCTAAATATCGCCCGGTCGTCATTCTTATCGAACCAGAACATGCGACTGCCACAACACATGTCGAGGATTGCTGCATGTCCAGTCACTGGTTGCCTCCTTTGCGAAGCTGGGCAGCAAAGTCAACTAACCACTCAGTCATTTCAACCTTCCCTACCCGGTCTGAACCAGGGTGCATACAGCAATCACTCTGTGCCGCTTTGAAATCCTTATACTCATATTCTTGGGCCACCAGATTTTTTGCAGCTTCTATAGCAGCATCCACGCCCTGCGCCCGTACTTCAGCCAGGAAAGCATCGGTGGCTGGGGTGTCTGATTGCAGAGACTTTGCGCGATAGTCATTCCACCCTCTTGCATACATGGGATTGACTTGCACTCCATCTTTTACGCAATATGCCTGCCCTCCACGGTTGATAACCTTGATTTCGTCCATAGCGCCAGACTTCAGCCCCGCATTCTCCGCCGCCAGCGCCGCGCACTTGGACTCAGCTTCAGCAAATTTACGCACCAGGTACTCAGCGTTTGTTTCGTTCACTTTCAGATCTCGCGGTACACATCTCCCGTGAAGAAACCCTTCCATTTCGAAAACATTCATGCGCATTTGCGTAACTCCGATAACTCGTTAAAACGTTCCATAAACATCCCATAGGCATGGCCTGGCGACAGTGGAATAACTTTGAACATCTCTGTCGCCGGGATGCCTTCCAGTACAGGCCAGAAAGAGCCATCATCAAGCCCGAGATCGCGGCGTTCGGTTGCCAGCATGATGAGATCGGCATATTTCACAGGCGTGCTCATAACCGGGGGTAACCCGTATTTCTCACGGATTACGGCGTCTATTTTTTCTTCCATCCGTTTATAGTCAGGAAGAAGGCGTTTTAGTGGCGCGGGGATGTCCTGGCAATATGCTTCTGTTGCATCATGCATTAACGCTTCAAAAGCAAATTCCTGCGGCACCAGCTGGCTGCAAAGCACCGCATGCTGGGCGACACTGTAGAAGTGTGAAAGATGTCCTGCAAAGCGACAGATATTTGAAAGGGAAACTGCGATATCGTTAATCACGATGTCGTCTTTATTTATCTTGTCATAATAAAAATGCTTCCCGGAAAAAGTTTTAATAAATGACATTTCGTTCTCCACTTTATATGCGCTGCACCGCGCTGAATTCTGCTAAAAGGAAGCTCTCACCATCCGGTGATTATTGAGTTAATTACGTTTCCATAAATGCCCCCGCAGGGGCATTTGCAGTAATGAAATCAGGCGGTGAAAGTACCAATAAAGGTTTCTACTTTGCTGTCTTTGAATTTCTCAACAAGCAGATCACGAAATTCGTTAGCCATTTCTTCCTGCACCGCTTCCAGCTGAATAATGCGCAGAACCAGTACAGGACGATCGCCAGTGATAATGCTGAGGCGTAATTTAAACGGACGTTCTTTCAGGCCTTCAAACGGAACGCATTTAAATTCAAATGCCACTGGCATAATGTCTTTGGTTTTCGCTTCGACAGACTCCATCAGAGAGCGTTTGCCGCTGAAGTCATTGTCTTCAAAATCAGCGGTCTGGTTTGCTTCAATTGTGATTTTACGGACTGCCGCAGCCGCTTTGGTTGCCTGAATGGTGTCACCATTAGCATCAAAGCCCACAAGGTAGTCGGCCCAGTCTTCAATCCATTCTGCCAGTGACTTCTGGGAGTTACGCTCGCCATTAACAGACAACAGAGCAGAAAACGGTGCTGTCTTTTTCAGTTTGAGGGTGGCGGTGTTATCTGCGTGACCTGGTTCATCAATAGTACCCAGGTTAAGCACACTGACGGCTCGCATATTATCGGCATCGATAAAGCAGCGGGTTGAACCGCCCCGGAAATCCTGGAGACTAAACTCCCTGAGAAAGAGGTAAACAGGATGACTAAAAATACTCGTTTTTCCCCCGAAGTCCGTCAGCGGGCGATTCGTATGGTTCTGGAAAGTCAGGATGAATATGACTCACAG